ATCTTGTTAAAAAAGTTAAAAAAATGATCAAGAACGTACCAGAATGGTTGCGTATTGCCGAAATTCATATTGATAATAGAAACAGCTTTGAATTGAACAATGGTTCATGGATCAAGGCCGCATCAACAAGTGAAGATTCTGGTCGTTCAGAAGCATTGAGTCTACTCGTAATTGATGAAGCTGCGTTCGTTGATGGTATGGAAGATTTGTGGAAGAGTATATTCCCGACACTATCAACTGGTGGTCGCTGTATAGCTATTTCAACGCCAAATGGTGTTGGTAACTGGTTCCATGAAACATATACAAATGCAGAAAATAATCTAAATGATTTTCATTCTATTAAATTAAATTGGGATGCACATCCAGAACGTGATCATGATTGGTTTGAATCAGCAACTCGTAATATGAATAGGCGCGACATTGCGCAAGAATATGAATGTAGCTTTAATGCTTCAGGCGAAGGCGTTATTTCTTCTGGAGAGTTAGAAGATATAAGAAAAAATATTGTTGAACCAAAATATCGTACTGGCTTTGATCGTAATTATTGGATATGGGAAGAAGCAAAACCAGAATTTAGTTATTTAATGGTTGCTGACGTTGCACGTGGCGATGGAAAAGACTATTCAGCGTTCCACGTTATTAAACTAGAAACAATGGAACAAGTTGCAGAATATCAAGGTAAATTAGCCCCAGATATTTATGCAGACATGCTACTTCAAACCGGTAAAGAATATAACCGAGCACTTCTTGTTGTAGAAAATAACAATATTGGTTATAACGTTCTTGAAAAATTGATTGAACGTCAATATCCAAATCTTTATTATTCAGTTAAATCAACACATGAATTTGTTGAGCAAGTTCAAGCGGAAAGTATGACAAATAGTGTTCCAGGTTTTACAACAACAGGAAAAACTCGCCCACTTATTGTTGCTAAACTTGAAGAATTTATTAGAAATAAAATAATTAAAATATATTCAAATCGCTTAACAGAAGAGTTATCAACTTTTATATGGAATAATGGACGTCCAGAAGCAATGAAAAATAGAAATGACGATCTAACTATGTCTATGGCTATTGCTTGTTGGGTTAGAGATACTGCCTTGGCAACTTCTCAACGAGACGTTGAGTATACAAAAGCTATGTTTAATGCTATAACCATGGCTAACGTAAAAGTACAAACTAAAATTCCAGGTCAGATCGGATACAATCAAAAATATTCGCTTGATGAACAAAAAGTTAATATAAAAGAGCTAAGAGAATTTTATAAAATGTACGAATGGCTTTACAAGGGATAAAATAAATGGCCGATAATAAACCTATAAATAAAAATGATTATAGAAATATGATGCCCTCTAGAAGAGGAAATGTAAATCAGAATAGAAGTCCATATAATCCAGATAATTCGCTTTTTAAACGTCTTACAAAATTATTCTCTGGTCCCATAGTTAATCGACGTCAACAAAACTACAAAAGTGAAAGACGCCGTAGATTAGATAAGTATAAATTTCAATCTGCTCAAGGCCAGCAATTTAAAAAGTCTTCATATAATCCATTTGATTATGTTCACTCACAAAGCATGGCTAATCAAAACCGTGCTGAACGATATGTTGACTTTGAACAAATGGAATATACCCCAGAGATTGCATCAGCTTTGGATATCTATGCTGATGAAATGACGACAAGTAATGAACTACAAAAAGTTCTTTCTATTGATTGTCCAAATGAAGAAATTAAAAATGTTCTTCACGGTCTTTATTATGATATTTTAAATATTGAATTTAATCTATTTGGTTGGTGCCGAACAATGTGTAAGTTTGGTGATTTCTTTCTTTATCTTGATATTGACGATAAAGATGGTATTAAAAATGCTATTGGCCTTCCTCCATATGAAGTTGAACGTATTGAAGGCGAAGATGAAAAAAATCCAAACTATGTTCAATTCCAATGGAATAGCGGTGGAATGACCTTTGAAAACTGGCAGATGGGGCACTTTCGTATTCTTGGAAATGATAAATATGCACCATATGGAACAAGCATATTGGAAGCTGCTCGTCGTATTTGGCGCCAATTAACTCTTCTTGAAGATGCAATGATGGCTTATCGTATTGTTCGTTCTGCTGAACGTCGTGTTTTTTATGTTGACGTTGGAAATGTTGCTCCAAATGATGTTGAACAATTCATGCAAAAGGCAATGACAGCATTAAAGCGTAATCAAGTTGTTGATGAAAAAACAGGCCGTGTAGATTTACGCTATAACCCTCTTTCAATTGAAGAAGATTATTTTATTCCAGTCCGTGGTCAGCAATCAACAAAGATTGAAAGTCTTGCTGGTGGTCAATATACTGGCGATATTGATGATGTAAAATATCTGCGAGATAAACTATTCTCTGCTATTAAAATTCCACAAAGCTACCTTGCTCGCGGTGAAGGTGGAGAAGAAGATAAAACAACTCTTGCTCAAAAAGATATTCGTTTTTCTAGAACAATTCAGCGTCTTCAAAGGTCTGTTATCAGTGAACTAGAAAAGATTGGTATTATTCATCTTTTCGTTCTTGGTTACAGAAACGAAGATCTCGTTAAATTTAAATTAAAATTAAACAATCCAAGTAAGATTGCTGAACTGCAAGAACTTGAAACTTGGAAAACAAAATTCGAAGTTGCTAGTGGTGCAACCGAAGGTTATTTCAGTAAACGTTGGGTTGCAAAGAAAATCTTTGGCATGTCTGATGAAGAATTCTTACGCAATCAACGTGAAATGTTCTTCGACTTTAAATTTAAAGCTGCTGTTGAAAAAGCCGGCACTGAAACTGAAGCTGCTGGTGGAGATGCAGATGCTGGATTAGGTGGCGGTGGAGCAGCTGCCGGTGGAGGCGCTGCTGGTGGCGATGCTGGTGCTGGATTAGATTTAGGTGCTCTTGGCGCTGAACCAGAAGCTGGTGCAACACCAGATGCCGGTGGAGGCGCTGAAGCTGCACCAGCTGGTGATACTGGAGGTGGCGGTGGAGATAGTGCATTACTAGCAGCACCGGGAAAACGCGATGATAAATTAACATCAACTCCAGCATCAAGAGGTAAAATGTATCTCCCGGTTAAATTCCGAGGTGGAGATCACCGACCACAAGGTGCAAGAACAAGAAACTATCAATCTAAATTTAATAAAGAATTAGGTGGTGGTTCTATGAGAAATGTTTGGGGTAGTGGAACTCAAAATCTATTTGGTTTAAGTAATGGTATTTATGAACAATATGAAAATAGTTATAATAAAGAAATAATTAGTGAGAGCAATGAACCAAAAGATAAAGATATATTAGAACAACAAATAATGTCTAATAATGATAGTTTAAAAAAATTATTAAATTCTTTGGAGAAAAAAAACAATACAAGGAAAGAAAAAGATGAAGAATAAACATAACAAAAAAAGAAATACCGCTTTCCTTTACGAAATTATTGTTCGTGAAATTACTAATTGCATTTTAGAAAAAAAAGAAAAAGAAAAGAAATATCTCATTAGTATTTGTAAGACATTTTTTTCAAATGGTTCAATATTAAAAAAAGAATTAGAACTTTATAAAGCAGTTAATGAAACATATAATTTACAAAACAATATAGCTGAAAAGATTTTTAATGAAGCTAAATTTCAATATGAAATGCTAAATAAGCAGCATATATTTAATCAACAAACAAAATTAATAAATATTTTAAATAAATTTTCAAACGGTAAAATGTTTAATACATTTGTTTCTGATTATAAAAATCTCGCAACAATATCTCAAATATTTAACAATACAATACCAATAAAAGAAAAGGTTTTATTGGAAAATACTATAATAACAAAAATGACTTCTTCTTCTGAAAAAGCAGAACAAGAAAAATTACAAACATTAGATGCTTTAGCTTATAAGTTATTTGTTAAAAAATTTAATGAACAATATGGCGAAAGTTTATTGTTTGAACAAAAAGAACTATTGACAAAATATGTTATGAGTTTTTCTGATAATGGAACTGAATTTAAACTTTTTTTAAACGAAGAAATTGAGAGACTTAAAGTTTCTCTTGGGAAAAGTTTAAAAACAAAAGAAATATCAGAAAATACATTTTTAAAAGATAAAACAAATCTTGTTTTAGAAAAAGTAAAAAATTATAATAAAAAAGATGTTGATGTTTCTATGGTGCAAGAAATATTAAAAATTCAAAGCCTTGTAGGTGAAATCAATTCAGAGGAAATAAATAAAAATGGCTGATAATATTAAAATTACCGTTAAAGATGAAGATCCTCAACCAGATCAAGGTTTAGAACAAGAACAGCCTGAATCTGAAGAAGAAAAAAAACCAAATATACCTTTTAAAATTAAATTAAAAGTAAGAAGAACTTTAGATGGTAATTTAATTGTTTCTGATCATCCAGATGTTGATGTTGTTATCATGCCTGAAAAAATGAGAGTTATATCTTTTGCAAAAGATAATTTTGATGATAATGTATATCAAACTCAAGACAGATTAATGAAATATCTTTTTAAAAAAGGTGTTTTAGTATTTGATAGTATCGGTGGTGGAAATGTTTATGGTTCACTTGAAGCAAAGTTAATAAAACCTGTTCAAGAAATGCCAATCGATAATTTGATGTTAATGTTACTATCAAAATGGGTCGATAGTGAAAAACCATCATTTATTTATCAAAAAGCTATTGACGATGTATACACTGATAGAATCACTGAACCAGATGATAAACAAAGCACAGAACTTGGAGACGTTCCTGCCGCTCAAGAAAAAGGATCGGTTCCAATTCATCAAGTTCGTCGTTACGCTTATGGCTTATAATGGATAAAATATTAGTATTTATATTAAGCTGTGCTGGTGTGACACAAATACTGTGTTATGCCAGCATATTTAATTGGTGTAGACCAAAAACCGGAATATTTGGTGAATTATTCCGCTGCAGTATGTGTCTTGGATTTCATGTTGGTTATTTGATGTTTATGCTTTTTTGGTGTGCCGGTGTTCATTT